TGAACTTCTTCGGCATTGGATTATTATAAAATAATGAATCCAGCGGTTAAATAGTTAATACAAATCGTATCTCGATTTTGATTGGTTAAAGTTATAAAAAATGGATAACTTAATCGGATTAGTAATAATCATCCTTTTGAAAGTGATGATATACTTAATATGGAAAAGGCAAATGGAGCGACGTGAATTGTTAAATAATTAATTATTTTCCTCGAAGACCGTCTTTCTTTTTGCCAATCTTGGCTCCTCTGGATAGTAGCCATCTAGATCCAAATTCCTGTCGAGCATGTGGATCACCTTGAACCGCCGTTCAATGGCATTAGCGAGTTGTGAGTCCTCCGACTCTGGGAACAACTCTCGGGGATGATAATTCGAGGTGATGTAGAACCTCTCGTAAGCAAGTGGCACTTGTCCTCCCTTGATTTCACCCGAAATCTTGTAACGATCTGCCCAGATCTTCAGGTAGTGCGACAAACAACAGCCGGGTTTGTCAAAGTCATCGATGAGTACAGCCTTCTGGCCTGTATAGCCGTCCCACCACTTGTTTTGGGCCTTCGCAAACAAGTCAGGTTCAAGCTCGCGCACCTTGTAGGACTTACCGACGCCCGCAGCGCCGTAGATCCAGATACCCCGTACATCTGGAGCCTCATAGGGTTCTATCGCTAACTGGCGATAAGTATCAAGATCCTGTTTGAGATGCCTCAAACCAAATAGGAGAGCAGGGTCCTGCTTGACAGCGTCCGCAAGGGGAATGGCGCCCTCAATGAGAGACTTCCCCAGAGCACGGCGGTGCTCTTTCTTGGCGTCGACCTTCTCTGCCCACGAGACGTCTCCTTCCTCCAGGATGTTGCCATCCTTCTTGATATATTGAACGACCGCGTTAATATCTCTGGCCTTTTGATAATTCCCGTGATGTGCCCCTAGGTCCCAGAACCGGGGATTCTGGCAACAGAATCTGGAAACCAAAAGAACATAGGCATGAAGATGGTTAGAACCATCTTTGTGGAGCTCAGCCGCGACCACAATGCCGCGAATTGGCTTTCCATCCAATTTCGCTTTGAGTATCCGCATGCCCTCCTCCTTAGAGAGGGGACATTTGGGATACGTCAGGAACCAAGACTTCGAGTCAATTCGAAATGTCTTCTTTCCTTCCAGGACTGCTTCCAATGAAGTAGTTTCGTTTACTGTCGTCAACTCGTCCATCAATTATAAATTATAATTGACCGTATTTACTGCTTAAATACGAAATTAATTGTTCTAGAACAATTAATATAGCTTCTAAACAAATTTAGAATCTAAAAATGCGTGAACGCTTCCCGCGTTCACGCATTCCTCCGGGTAATATTAATGCTGCGCAATTACCGGAGGAATGCGGGAGGAAATTTCCGGGAAATTTCCGGGGGAGGGGCTCACTCTACGAGACCCCAAAACCCCAAACCCCACTTGACGCCTGGCGGTCATCACCCCCGTTCTTCCCTGGGCTGTGCTCATGGGAAACAAAACAAATAATTTTGGCGGGATATTTAAATTTAAATTATTAACGGTCATCTGGACGTTGAGTATCTGGGGCATAAAGCAGATCCTGAGTAGCCATATGTGGATCCGAATAGACGAAGTGTTGATCACACCTCAAATTGCATCGAATGTCGAACTTGTTGGGGTCTGACTCGGGAGTCTGAGCCCACCTGAAAGCAATCAATAGGACCTGTTGATCTTGGCGAGGGTCAGGATAAACTGGCTGTGACCACACCTGGACTTGAGTGGCCAGGAGTGTGCCAGAATTGAGGTCAGTGGTATTCCTTATGACAGTCGTGCCACGAATAGGGTTGCCGTTGTGCTCAAAAGCATCAACCTTGAAAGTCAACGCCTTGCCTGAGCGGTTACCATCAGCGGTGACGGTCGTGTGCTGCGCACCAGGCTGAGATGTAAGCATCCCATAGTAATCAATACCTGAGAACATCTGGCCGAAATCAATGGGCGGGTCAAAGGGGCCAGATATAGGAGGATTGCCCACGAACAGTTTCTTAATCTGTGACATGGGAACAATCTTGGCGACAATCTGACAAGACTGAGTGAAGGGTCGACCAGACTCTGCGACAAGAGAATCCATGTGGAAGTCAGCAGTGACATAGGTAGTTTGGTAGGCAAACTCCTGATAGACCTGGCACATAGCGTGATGGGATGTATTGTGCCAAAAAGAAGAGCCATTCAGACCACCTCGGTTGGCGGTCTGGGACATGTCAAGAAGATTGACAACGACATAAGATGCTCTGGCTCCTGCGAAAGAATTGCCGATGGCAGGCACTGTATTTGCGGGCGTATACAGTGGATCCGTTTGAAACGTCTGGCGGACCCCAAGGCTCGTTGGTAGAGGAGGGAAGACCTTCGCTCTCCGACTGAAGTACTCTACCGGTGCTTGGGTTCTGGACTTGACGAAGGATGAGGTTCGTTTTTTTGTGGGAGCACGTCGTCCTGTAGGGCGTAGTTTGAACTTCTTCGGCATTGGATTATTATAAAATAATGAATCCAGCGGTTAAATAGTTAATACAAATCGTATCTCGATTTTGATTGGTTAAAGTTATAAAAAATGGATAACTTAATCGGATTAATCATAATTATCTTGCTAAAGATAATGATTTATTTAATCTGGAAAAGGCGGGAAGATAGAGCAGGCCTAATTCAATAAAATTAAATTAATTGTCCTCAAAGATTGTTTTCCGCTTTCCAAGAACTGGCTCCTCGGGGTAGTAGCCGTTCAGATCCAAATTCCTGTCGAGCATGTGGATCACCTTGAACCGACGTTCAATGGCATTAGCAAGTTGTGAGTCCTCCGACTCTGGGAACAACTCTCGGGGGTGATAGTTCGAAGTGATGTAAAATCTCTCGTATGCAAGAGGTACTTGGCCGCCTTTGATCTCTCCTGATAGTTGATATCGGTCAGCCCAGATCTTGAGGTAGTGTGATAAACAGCAGCCAGGTTTATCGAAGTCATCAATGAGAACTGCGCGTTGACCAGTATATCCGTCCCACCACTTGTTTTGGGCCTTGATGAATAGGTCAGGTTCCTCTTTCCTAACCTTGTAGGACTTTCCGACGCCAGGGGCTCCGTAAATCCAGATTCCTCTCACGTCAGGGGTCTCGAGAGGTTTGATAGCCAGCTGGCGATAGGTGTCTAAATCTTGTTTGAGGTGCCTCAGGCCAAACAGAAGGGAGGGGTTCTCCTGAACCGCCTCAGGCAGTGATTTCGTGCCTTCAATCAGCTCCTTTCCAAGAGCTCTTCGGTGCTCTTTCTTGGCATCGACCTTCTCAGCCCAAGATACATCGCCTTCCTCCAGGATGTTGCCATCCTTCTTGATGTATTGGACAACTGCGTTGATATCCCGGGCCTTTTGATAATTCCCGTGGTAGATCCCCAAATCCCAGAACTTGGGGTTCATAGTCTCAATCGGTTTATGCAAACAGATATAAGCATGTAGATGGGGGGTCCCATCTTCGTGTAGCTCGGAGGCTACAACGATTCCGCGAATTGGCTTGCCATCCAACTTCGTCTTCAACAGGGCCATACCCTCTTCCTTAGTCAATAGACATCGGGGGTAAGTCAGGAAAAAGGATTTAGCCTGAAGTCTAAATTTGGCCTTTTTAACAGGGACTGCTTCCAAGGAAGTAATTTCGTTTACTATCGTCAACTCGTCCATCAATTATTATTATAATTGACCGTATTTACTGCTTAAATACTAATTAAATTGTTCTAGAACAATTCTATAGATTCTAAACAAAAATAGAATCTAAAAAAGGGACCTAAGGGGGGCAAGTCCCTTAGGTCCCTAGTTCCTCCGGGTAACATTACACGCTTCGCTCCGGAGGAACTAGGGACCTTTAAAAAATGTAACTGCCACAACTGCTCAGGGGGAAGACGGCCGTCGTTGCGCCTGTGGCTCACCGGCCGTCGGGTCAAGAGTAGGTTGTGGTGGTGGGGAGAGGGTGGGCTCAATGAGTTTCGCGGCAAAATAATTTAAATTATTTAAATTAACGGTCATCTGGGAATTCCGTGCCCTGGTTGTAGAACAGGTACTGCGTGGTGGGCTGCGGGTTCTGGAAGGTATAGTGCTGGTCGCACGTGATGTGGGTCCTTACCGCAAACTGGTTTGCATCCAGTTGAAGCCACCTGAAGGCGAGTAGAACGACCTGTTGGTCGGCAATTGAGGTGCCATGGGGATAGAACACCTCGACTTGAGTCTGTGAGACGTTGGGGTCTACGAATGCGTTCTTGACTCGAGCTTCGCCGAAGAGCTCCAAGTTGTTATGGGCTCTCCCATCAATTTTGAAACTGACGGTTTGGGGGCCAGTGGATCCATCTGTGGTCAGCTGGAGTAATTTGGCGCCAGGCATGCCCGAGAGCATTCCAAAGTAATCTACTCCTGAGTAGAATGTGCCGCAATCGTTGGCGAGGTGCTGGATGTTGTTTGAATTTCGCAGGTAGGTCAGAGGGACAACCGAAGCGACAATCTGGCAGGTAGACATGGTATTCAAGGTTGGATTCGAAGCCCATGCATCCAAGTGAAAGGCAAGCTTGATATAGGACGTTTGTAGGGCAAACTCCTGGTAAAGGGACATCAACCCAGCCATGTGGGTGTTATGCCAGTAAGCCCTGGTGGGGCCTCCTCTCTTCGTTGGTGAGTTTGAACTCATATCCAACACGTTCAGGAAGAGGTACGAAGAGGATACGATCCCGGGTGTGACCGCCATCCCGACTACGTCCTGAGGGTGATAGAGGGGATCTGAGTTGAAAGCGATCTTGGCTCCCAATCGGGTGGGGAGCGGGCCGAAGATCTTATCCCTGACGGTATTTTCCAACCTGGGGTTGGCTTTCAATGGACGTTTAGCGTAAGTTCTCATGGGTCGTTTAGATGGAGCAGCTCGTCCCGTGGGGCGAAGTTTGAACTTCTTTGGCATTGGATTATTATAAATTAATGAATCCAGCGGTTAAATAGTTATTGCAAATCGTATCTCGATTTTGATTGGATAAAGTTATAAAAAATGGATAACTTGATCGGATTGGTCATTATCATCCTCTTGAAGGTGATGATATACCTAATATGGAAAAAGAAAGAGGAGAGACGTGCGTTGTTAAATAATTAATTATTCTCCTCAAAGATAGTCTTTCGTTTTGCCAGTCTTGGCTCCTCTGGGTAGTAGCCATCCAGGTCCAGATCTCTGTCGAGCATATGGATGATCTTGAACCGACGTTCAATTGCAGCAGCGAGTTGCGAGTCTTCGGACTCGGGGAATAACTCCCTGGGGTGATAGTTCGAGGTGATATAAAATCTCTCGTAGGCAAGAGGTACTTGGCCGCCTTTGATCTCTCCTGATAGTTGATATCGGTCAGCCCAGATCTTGAGGTAGTGTGATAAACAGCAGCCAGGTTTATCGAAGTCATCAATAAGAACTGCTCGTTGACCAGTGTATCCGTCCCACCACTTGTTTTGGGCCTTGATGAATAGGTCAGGTTCCTCCTTCCTAACCTTGTAGGACTTTCCGACGCCCGGGGCTCCGTAAATCCAGATTCCTCTCACGTCAGGGGTCTCGAGGGGTTTGATAGCCAGTTGGCGGTAGGTGTCTAGATCTTGTTTGAGGTGCCTCAATCCAAACAGAAGGGAGGGGTTCTCCTGAACCGCCTCAGGTAGTGATTTCGTGCCTTCAATCAGCTCCTTTCCAAGAGCTCTCCGATGCTCTTTCTTGGCATCGACTTTCTCAGCCCAAGATACATCTCCTTCCTCCAGGATGTTGCCATCCTTCTTGATGTATTGGACAACTGCGTTGATGTCCCGGGCCTTTTGATAATTCCCGTGGTAAACCCCCAAATCCCAGAACTTGGGGTTCATAGTCTCAATCTGTTTATGCAAACAGATATAAGCATGTAGATGGGGGGTCCCATCTTCGTGTAGCTCGGCGGCTACAACGATTCCGCGAATTGGCTTGCCATCCAGCTTCGTCTTCAACAGGGCCATACCCTCTTCCTTAGTCAGCAGACACCGGGGGTAAGTCAGGAAAAAGGATTTAGCCTGGAGCCTAAATTTACCCTTTTTGGCAGGGACTTCCTCCAAGGAGGTTGGTTCGTTATGCTGCGCTAACTCCACGTCCATAATTTTTATTCTAAAAATGAGTATTTACTGCTTAAATACTAGTTAAATTGTTCTAGAACAATTCTATAGATTCTAAACAAAAATAGAATCTAAAAAAGGGACCTAAGGGGGGCAAGTCCCTTAGGTCCCTAGTTCCTCCGGGTAACATTACACGCTTCGCTCC